TTGTTGTCTGACGGTTGAGGAAGTATTTGTTCAATAGTTTTTTGTGTATAGACACTACCTTTATCGCTTAGGGCTTTTACAAGAGGCTGTTTAATACTGTTGTTGACTTGATTTATGATAGCCTTTTGTTTTTCTCGTTCTTTGCTAAAACTACCACCAAATAAACCAGTAACAGCATTTAGAAAGTCTGTCCCCATTCCTCCTATGTCACCACCAGCAGCAGTCGTAATATCAATTTCAGACCCTTTTCCCTCAACTTCTTCAATTTTCTCTGTTGTTGAAGGTACAATTTTATTAATGTCATCTAAATTAAGTAGACTAACACCAGTATTATTTGTGTTGCCTATAGGAAAAATCTTTCCAGTTCGTGTATTACGCTGGAAAGCTCCTCTTCCTCTGAGTGACTCTGGTAAATCTTCCTGAGACACAAGCTCAAAACTATCTTTCGGTAGTAACTCTCTTGCCGTCATAGCTCTTATAAACCCTGTTGGGTTTGCTTGAAGAAGCCCCAACATTCTAGGATTATTTGCAAATTGCTGTTCAAGAAGACCAATCGCTTCTCTTTGTCTTTTCAGGTCTTGTGTATTTTGAGCCAATAACCCAGCTTGATTTGCTGCCCTTATAGCAGAGGGCGCACCATCACCTCTAAGCAAACTTGTACCCAACGTAATTTGTTGTTGAAACTCAGGTGTATTGTAAACATCTAAGAAAGGCTGTGAAGCTGTCCGTACCTTAGAACCAAAATTTTGAATTGCATCTAAAAGACCCATTAAGCAACCTCTTTAATTTTAGAATAATCAATCATTAAGTATCCATGTGAGCCTTCGACTACAGCATCAGGGAATACCTTTTGTACTTCTTGTGCGATAAATCCTTTGCGTGGGTGCTTATCAAGACCCAAAACAAAAGCCTTTGCGTTCCATTCCCACTCATAAACATTAAGCCCTGTCGAGTGTGTTCCTATCTTTTTTATATCAACTTTTAATCTTCTGTCAGACAAAGACGCTAGGGCTGCTATAGTAGATATAGTTCCAGCAATTTGATCTCCAGTTGAAACATTATTGGTTACTTCTTTAGTAGTTGTTCCACCAGTGTTTGTGTTTGCCCCAATAGCAGAAAGAATGTTGTTAATTCTTTGTTGTTCGGCAACATTTCTTGCGCTTTGTATCTCAAAAGGTCTATTGAGAAGTGCCTGATCTAAAGCTCTCTGTTCTGAGCCAACACTTGACAATGCACCAAGTAAGCCAAGATCAGAACTTAAAATTGAAGGGGTCATACCTATAGCCGATAGTTTTCGTGACGCATCTGCTTCCATTGCATTAGCTAATGTAGGCGCAACACCTGAAGCAATACCTTCACCAATGGCTGTTCCAAAGGCATCAGAGCCTAGTCTACCACCACTAGAATACTGAGATGTTATGTTATTTACAGTGTTTGATATTGTGTCATCTAACACTCTTTGCAAAGGGTCAGATACATTGAATTGACCAGTAACAATATCATCCAATGCTGTCTTTGCCGTTCCTAGAGGATTACTTGTTGCAAGGTTTGTTATCAGGTTTTGTGCAACATTTTGTGTTGGCGTAAATCCAGCTATTTCAGGCACAACATTTGAACTTGGTCTAAAGTTTTGGGCTTCTCTAAACCCTGTCTGAACCATATTTTTTACAAAATCAGGTATTTCTTGCGTTTGTACTGTGGTGTTACCACCTCCACCTTTTCCCATTTTATAAGTCCTTATGATAAGTTATATGTGCTGGATACCAGCCGAATTTGTTAATAAATCTATCCCACGCCTTACGACCAAATCCTTCCATGTGGATACATTTGTTGTGTTTAGCGTGAGCCTCAAGAGTTGATAGAACCAACTCAATCCATTCTTTCATGCGTCCACCACCCACAAAGTCTAACGCCATAGCGTTGCCCTTTGGATAGTAGACCATTCGTGTTGTAACAACGGCAATCACCTTATCCTCTTCCTCAACAGTCCACACAAGGTATGCCCCTTGTTTACTTGCCGTATATACGTCCTCAATGTCTATTTTACGAGGTGATAAGCACACAGCCTTGTTGAGTATAGGTTTGATGTATTGCCATTTCTCATCCAGATATTCCACTGGAACAGGCAAAAATCTCATCCCAAAACTACATACATAAAGTTTCTGTCCGTTTGTCCGTTGTTCGCGTGTGTTACAACGAAATTCTGTTTATTTCGTGCAGATATAAATATTGTGCCGTTTCCTACCTCTGCTGACGCATTGGCAGTCAATGGGCTATATAAAATTATGCTATCACTACTAGCCCTTAAATCTGTGACTGTAGTCGTTGTGGCACTTGCCGTTAGGGTAAAAGACCCAGTAGAGTTTAGCTTGCCTTCGAGCAGTAAATTTACGGCACTACTAACCTCTCTAGGCGTTCCCCCAGCTTGGGGTAGACGCAGAAAGTTGAAATTAGCCATTATCGTCTTCCTAGACTGGCTGTCTCAACATCTACTCCCAGAGCGTAACGCCAAGTACCACCACTAGCATTTACTCGTACTCTATGATAGCGACCATTACTTCTGACAGGTACAAAGTTATCAGTGTTCAGGTTGGCAGACGCAGTGAACGAAACAGTATCTATCTGTCGAGAACGAGACCCCACTTGTACAGTGAGGGTAGGAGCTACATCTTTCGATGTAACATAGGGTGTAACACTCTTAACGAGTGACTTCTTCAGTTTTGCTGGCTCAAACTCTGCTGTTTCCAATGTTGCAGCCAACGCATCGCCTGTAAAGGACGCAATCTTACTACTTGAACTCGCAGCAAAGGCACTCTGACCGCCTCTAAAGAAACGTGAATCCAAAGACGTACCCAATGCGTCTAAGCTACTGGATATCGTAGCCAAAGCCTCAAGTGTAAAACTAGGCGATATAATTGTGCCTATAAACTCATGGTCTAACTCTGCCAGTGACCATCGCCCAACAGCATAGTTATACATAATTATCTTATCAGGCGTACCAGCTACGCTTTCATTGGATACATAACTCCATGCAACCACCTGATTAATTGGGTCTATACTGCAACTCAATCTATCCAAATGATGCGGTGATGAGTCATCAAAGAAAAAAGAGTCGACCTTTTCAGCCCCAATTGGTATTGATCGCTCTCCGTTAAACATAAAGAAGCCATCAGAGGCTAAGTAAAATATCTGTGTAGGCGCAAGTGCTGATATAGAGTTTGGTATATCGCACCCATGCCCTGTCTCCACCATATCAAAGGTAAAGATCAAAGGAGAGCCTACATATTGCATCCTAGCAATACCTCTCTCCAACAAGACAACGCCAAAGTCACCACCAACTAAGCCAGTAATGTTTCCGGCATCAGGTATGTCCTGAAAGTCAGCCTGATTAGAGCCTACTGTCCATGTATCGGCATCGTTAATCTGTGACCACTGCACTCGAAAAGGGTTATTCGTAGAGCTTGTATTGTTATGCGCTGTAACGACAAAGTCTCGTATAACCGCAAGAAACTTAGCCTTTGGAGACCCAGAAACATCGGCAAAAGTACTTGAAGACCCAATGGTGTATTTTTGCAACAGATTACTCAATCCACTTGCTGCATAAACACTATTGCCAAACTGCACAAACTTCCATTGATCGTCACTTGCTAATGTATACGCACCACTTTTTACATCGTCTAACGCTGCTGTTGCAGCATTAAACTTAAATAACTTTGTAGCGTTACCAGCAAATAAATGCACTGTGCCACCACTATCAATAGTCGCAAAGAACCCTCGTAAGTAGGCATCAGCAGCTTGTGATAAGTTTGCTAATCCTAAGAAGGGTCTGTATCCCCTTGCAGCAGCTATAACATTTGTAGCCACTGTTGCCCCACTAGAGTTCAATGGGGCTTGGTCAGGTAGCCACTCTCCAAAGGGTATCATGTAGCACCATAGTCCTGTTTCATCGTTAACGCACCACCGCCAAAACGTGCCTGTTGTGTATCTCTTTTTACCTCACTCAATGCTCTGCTAAACAACGCATCATATTGTGTAGCTCTACCTTCATCCATTAAGAAGGTATGCGCTGCAACTAAAGACCCATATAAATAACAATCTGGGTGGCGTGTTAGCACTGTATTACTTGTATTAGAGTCCGATAGGGCTGTTATGCCGTTACCAAATATAATCTCTAGTGTTATCACTGCGTCAGGTATAGGACGCACATGAATATTCGACCCTATAATTGTATAGGATACTGGTGTGCCTTGTCCTTCAGAGCTATGCGTCTTAAAAAAGCTATCTGGAGTCGCAAAGTCTAACACCCTGTTAGGATTGTTGTTTAGCTTGACTACTCGTATCTCACGCAAATCAGTAGGTAAAGCATAGCTTTCTGTTCCAGCCACAGTGGATATAGTTGTAGAAGTCTCCTGTGATCGTGTATCTAACTCCCTAGACATTCGTGCTTCGGCTAATGAAATAAAGTCAGGGATATTGGTTGTTAAATCATCCCTCGCTAGAAAATTAGCTATTGAAGTCTGTAGGTTAGAATAGGTATCTAAACTCATGTTAATCGACCACCAGTCGTTCTAAAGTGTTTGTTCTCAGGGTCTTGCAGCCATTTCAGCCACTTCTTTTTATTATGTTTGAAGTGACCAAACTTCTTCTGTAATTCAAAAAATAAAGGTGCTGGTATTTCAGCTATCTTTTGTTGATGCTTTTGGGTGTTCCCAATCAACGACCCATAACGATATTCTCCCTCTTGCTTCTTCGCAAAATCAAGTACAGGAGACACGTTTACTCGTGTATTGACCTGAAGACCATCAACAGTGTCCTCAATCCATGTTTCTTTCCCTGTGTGGGGATTTTTACTCAGTAAGACTTTTCGCATTGTATCCTCAAGAGGAGAGGGGGCTTGCACCCCCTCATCCTTTTATAATTATGATGTATTTAAATCAAAGATCGCAGCGTGAGCCTTTGGCGCACGATTGATTAATACATACTCAGAAATGATAGCAAACTTTGTTGCATCTCCTGTAGCTGCTACATCAGAGACACTAAACATTCTGCCTGGTAAGTGACCGATTGCGTAGTGGTCACTGTCTAACAGAAGTATCTCTGTGTTTGTTGCGTTTCTGTCAATAACAGCGTTTAGCGTACCAAAGTCTGTTAAGAACAAGGACACTGAACCTACGATTGCAGCTTCGGCTGGTGCTGTCATCTGGATTTGGTTAGTCGCAACACTACCAGAACTCAAGCCACTGAAGGCAACTTTGTTAGCTGGGGAAAGAACAAGCATATCTGGCTGTCCACCATCCTCATAGGCTAATTTCATTGCGCCCTCAATATCAGCCAACTCAAGAGCGTCGTTTGAACCAGACATGGTAGCAGCATTTGAGCCGTCACCGCCTGACGCTACAGATGAGCCAGACTCAAGAACAACATTGCTCATGTAGGACAAGAACTTTGCTGTCTTTCTTGGGTCTGAAGCTGATTTTGCTTCGTTCTTGAAAAGACCTTTTTCAATGTCTCTTCTCTGTTCAATCGCCTTGATTATCTTGACATAGGCTGTTTCTCTGTCTCTACCAGCTTTGTCCACAACATCAAGTGTATTTGAGACACTTGCTGCCTGTGCTGCAATCTGGTGTACGTTTGACAGTCTGGTTGTCGCTGTTGGGTTGACGTAGGAAAAGTCAGCCCCTTCGTTGACATGGTTATCATCAGCAGCAGACGCTAACTCTTGGACTTGCCAATCGTGCGTAACTGCCTTTGTGGTTTCCTTTGCTGCATTAGAGAACACAGGGGTCTCATCTGGGTCAATCCGATAGATGACATCGGATAAGTCCTCTCTCTCTCCAACCGCATTTGAAGTTAGAAAAGTTGCCATATTATTTACTCCTAAATAGCTACTTGGTTAAAAGATATTCGACAGCAGCATCTCTGCTGTTTGTCTTTTTCAGCTTTGTCCAAGCGTCTTTTCGTGCTTTGTCTTGTACATTTGTACGAGGTTTGGGCTGTCCAGCCTTCACCATCTTAGGCGCAGTAACCACTTTCTTTTTTACGACAGTCGCTTTGTTTTGTAGATTGTCATAAAGTTGTGCTTTTCGTGCCATGTTTACTATCCTTGCATCAGTTGCGTTATTTATATCATCAGTCGAAAAGCCCTGATTTCGTAAATAACCGACTAATTCGCCTTTTTCTTTCGCTGCTACACCCTGATCTTTCCACGAGGGGATTAGATCAAGCAGTAAATCAGCCTGTTTCGCTAGTTGCTGAGACTTCAGGACTTGCTGTTCGTGTTGAACCGCTTGAAGTTTGCTTTGTCTCTGCTGTTCCTCAACCAAATAGGTATTGTATGCAATGGGGTCTTCGGATTTCAGTTGCGCTAACTGTTCCTGACTCATTGCCTGTTGAGGCTGTGCTAGCTGTTGTTCGTACACTTGTAGGACTTGAGCATATTTCTGACGCTCTTGCTCTAAAGACGCTTCCTTACTGCTTAACTCTTTTCTCTGTTCCGCAGCATCTTGTAGTCTTTTCTGAGCCGATTTTTCGAGTTGATAGTTTTTGATAAGTTCTTCAGTATTAACGTCATACTCCTCACCATCCACTTTCACTCTGTAGAGGGTCTCTTCTGGTTCGGCTTCTGCCTCTTCTTCGGTGACTTCCTCTGCCTCTGTTTCTTCTGCTTCTGTTTCGGTTGGTTGTTCTTCAACCGCCTCAACGTCTTCAGTCTCCACTTCGGTTGTTGGCTGGACTTCGCTTACTTCTTCGGAAGGGCTATTTGTGTCCAATAATAGGTTTACCGCATCATTTTGCGATAAGTTCCCAGTTCCCTCTTCAGGGTTGCTAGGGGTGTCTTGCATCCTAAACTCCTTTTGTTAATTGTTTATCTGCAAATTTTCCCGTCTTAATAACGGAATCCAATTGTCCTTCTAAATCTCTAATGGCATTATACATATTCCAGCAATGCTCTCTTGTTTCTGTATCGGTAGGCAAACTATCAGCCCACGCATTAAAGTAGTTACTCTTTAGTATCTGGAATGACTCAATCATAATAGGGTCACTCATTATAGCGTTTGCCCTTGCGCCTCTGTGACGCTCGTCTTCTAAATCTGTCATTGGGCTGTCGGTAGGTTCGTTGATATCTCGCCACCTAAGGCAAGTTTCTGTTGTCTAAGTGTAAGTTCAGCCTCAAATTCAAACTTGCGTAGCTCAATTTTTGCCAGCATCTCTTCTCTCTCAAGCGCAATCTTGGCTTCCATTTCCTCACGCTTTAGCTTTAGTTCTTCCTGTAGCTTTAGGAGTTCAATATTCTGCTCTGGGGGCTGTTCCTGTGCCTGTTGTGCAGCCTGATCTAACGCCTCACCGCTACTAAAGAACTGGTCTGTATTCTTAAATCCAGCCATCTCTGCAATCTTCTTCAGCGTATTAACATACTGCGATGGCTTTACCACAGGGTTGTTAATACCTAACTCTCTAAGCATCTGCTCTTGCTTGTTGGCAATCTGTACCAGCATCGCTGCTTTCTGGTCTTCTTCGCCATTACCCAAACCAACATTTACCTCTAAATCATACTCATTCGCAAAGGCTCTTGGGTCTATATCCACATATTCATTCAGCAAGCGTATTGTCACCGCCTTATCCTGATGCTTTTGAATAAGATGGAGGATGTTAAACATCATATCTCGAACACCAGTCTCAGCAAAGACACGAGCAATCATCTCTATCTTTAGCTGTGCGCCTTGTATAGTAGCGTTTACAGCGTTGGTTGATGTTGACTGCAACTGCTTTGGGTCAAGCCCTAGAGAGGCTTTAGAAAAGCCTGTACGCTGGTCTCTAATCTGGTCTGCATACTCAAGCATATTAAACGCTTGTGAGCCAAGTTGAGGAACGGCTAATGGCTGTACCATTCCAGGCGCTCTCATTCTTACAATCCCACCAGGTCTGCTTGAAAGTAGGTCATCAAGATTAGTCTGTCCTTCCACAACCGCCACTCTGGAGTTGTTGGTGAGATACAGATTATCCAGCATCTGTCGATAGATTTGCGACTTGATTAACTGCAAGTCCATAACCATTTCAGCCACACTCAAGCCTACCATTCTATGAGGCATAAGTATCGGACTCGCTATTGCAAAGGGTATCTTGTCAAACGGCTCATTCTCTACAATCTCGTAGTTATCGCCTAACACAATAACTCTTCTGAGTTCAGGTACATTATCACCATCATAATCAGCCCTGATATACGCCTCTGTCACCAACACCTCTCTGTTGGTGGGGTCTACAGCATTGTCATAGGGGCTGGACTCAATGTCCTGAAAGCGTGATTGACGCTCTGACTCATCGTCTAACTCTTTATCGCCTGTAAGCGACATAACAAGGTCTGCGTCATAGCCACGTTCTATTAGCTCACCAGCCTTTACTTGTGTTCTATGTCCTATAAATGTGCAATCATCCATAGACTTCGCTCTGCGTGAGAATATAAGCTCCTCTGGGGGTATATTCTCTATCTTTACCTTGCCATTCTTCGTGCGTCTTTTGACTTCAACATTAAAATACTGCTCAGTAGGTATCTCGTTACCCATCTGATCTGTAACGCCTTCCTCTACAATCTCCTGAGACACAAGTTCTATAGCTGGGTCATCAAGTAGGGTAGTTAATTCAAGCTGGCTCAATCGCTCATACTCTTCGTTAACTGTTGTCTCTGTTTCCTCCCAGAACGTCTTTACCGCCCCAATCTTAAAGAGTAATGCGTCTTTAAAGAAGTTATGCAACACTGTAAAGCCGTTGTTTTGGCTGTTTAATACAAAGTTTACAAGCTCTGTGGCTTGCTCTGCACCGTTTACATCTTCTGCATTGCGCCCTACAAAGCGACAGAACTTATCAGTAGACGCAAATATACGCATGAGTGATGGCATGAGATACTCAATGGTATCTCTTACCTCTGAGAGTACAACTTTAGATCTATT